TCACCTTCCGGTGGCGCGGCGGGTAGTGGTTGCCGTTCCTGCTCCACCGCAAATGAGGCAACTTCGGAAACCGATCGACTTCCTCGATTGTTGCCTCAATGCGCACCCGGACCACGGAACAATCGCGTTTACCGCGCCACGGCCCAACACGATCCCGCAAGAATGCCCGCGCTTCGGCTTCGGTCGGGAACAGCGCGTAGATGCCGACGGGATACATTTCGTGCCGGCCGATCTTGTTCCCGTCGAGCCCACCGAATAGCGTGCCATCGGGCTTGTATTCCGACGCGGGCACCTTAATCGCCCAGCCGTAGCGCATGCCGGAAATCTTGAGGTTGCCGCTCATGTGCCGCACCCCTTGCAAACAATGAACCGCTTCCCGCGCTGCACCTTCCGCAAGATCGTCCCGCGCTCAACCTGCTGGCTCTTGCAGTCGAGACACATCACCACCCAATGCGCGCCGTGGTTGCCTGTGCGCGCGTAGTCGATAACTTGGAGGTTGCCGATGGTTTGACCGGCCATTTCGATGAAGTCGGGGCTCATGCTGCCGCCCTCATGATGGCGCGGCCGATCAACTCCGGGATTTGCGGGACGACGGCGTTGCCGATGGCCCGCAGTCTGTCCACCCGAGCGGGAACCCCATGAGCCACTCGACCCACCTCGGGTTCAGGGGGCCACCCGCCGCCTCCGGAAGCTGCACGCCCTTCGTTCCACCTCCCCGTTCCGAGTAGGGCTTCGCGTTGGGGAACCGGTAGTCCCTGGCCGCTGGCGTCGGCCACATCCTCGCCGCGACCCCCTCGATGAAGCTCCCCAACCGTCCCCTTCTGAGATACCTCTCCGCCATCGCTGGGGTGCAGTTGGAGGTCGTGGAGACCTTGTCGGCGGTCGGCGTCGGCCACGCGCTGATACGCGATGATCCACACCCGGTCCCGCCTGTGAGGAGCGCCAACGGCGGCAGCTGAGATGCAATGCCACTCCGCATCATACCTGAGCGCGGCCAAGTCTCCGAGAACGTCTCCAAGCCCCCGAAAAAGGAGTGCTGCGACGTTCTCCACGATGACGAATCGGGGTCGTATCTCGCCAATAAGCCGGGCGTAATCGCGCCATAAGCCCGACCGTTCGCCGACAAGGCCTGCCCCGTTTCCAGCAACGCTAATGTCTTGGCAGGGGAACCCGCCGCAAATGACATCCACGGAAATTCCGTCTGCTGCCAAGCGCTCGCCTGTGAGGGTTCGAACGTCATCGTAACAGGGCACCTTCGGCCAATGCTTCGCCAGCACGCGGCGGCAAAACGGGTCAACTTCACAGAAGGCGGCGGTCGTCATTCCGGCCCGCTCTAGGCCAAGGGAGAAGCCGCCAATGCCGCTGAACAGGTCTAGGACTATCACGTAAAAATCCCCGCATGCCTCGCCTTCGCGATCTTCGCCAGCCCCCGCGCTGTGGGTTTGGCGGCCCTCGCACGCGGCGGCTTGTTGTGGCCCTTGGGCGCTGCGATCCGCGCGTCACGATCAACCGCGCTCAGCATCGTCCCGCGCAGGGGAACGCCGAGGGTCAGCAACTCAACCTCGATCTGTTCCAAGGCCTGCGCCACGAACCACACGCGGCCCAACGTCCGAAGCACCCGGCCCCGGCGCTCTTGCTCATCGGACAACCGGCCGCCGGGGGCTTTCAATTCGATGTAGATTTCCGGGAAGCCCGAGACAACACAGACAAGATCGGGCCAGCCTGCACGAATACCGCGCGCCGCATCCAACTGGCGCAGTTTGATGGACTGCTTGCCGCGTGTGTCATTGCCCTGGATTTCAGAGCCCAGAGGCAGCACAGCGGACAAATACACGACGGCCGCGCGTTGGAAATTCCATTCCGGGGTGGCCATCAATCGGCAGCCTCAAAGAACAGATCCACCGCGCCACGCTCGGAACCTTCAAGCGCCCGCACGGCCTGGCGCCAATAGGACGGCTTCAGTTCACATCCGAAGAACCGCCGCCCCCGCTTGACGCTCACCACGCCTTCGCTGCCGATGCCCAAGAAAGGCGACAGCACCACGTCTCCGGGGTTGCTCCACATCGTCACGGCGCGATCAATCAAAGGCAATTGCAACGGGCACAAATGCCGCTCATCAGCCTCCTCCCGCGCCATATCGAGGCTCAGAGCGTCCCCGATCCACTTAGACGCCTCGGCTTTGTTGTTCAGCACTGCCGTTTGGCTGATATCGAACCAAACCGGGCTGGCCCACTTCTGCCAGAGGTCAACCGGAAAATCCGCAGGCTTGTGGCCCACAGGTTCGGCGTTCTCGCCCGGCGCGCGGAAGATCAGCAGATAGTCAGGCGTGCCAGGCCAAGAGCATGTGCTGTCTTTCAGGATTTGCTTGTGCAGCAAATGCAGCGCCTTCGTGCGCGTCATCTCCACCACGGGATCGCGCCAAATCGTCACCCTTCGCACGAACGTCCAGCCGGCGCGAAGATGCGCGGCCACGATGTCATCCGAAAATGGCTTCGTGCCGATGACGCCGTCCTTCCACTTTCGCGTGGGGAGGTCGGAGCAATGCACGGCAGACATCCGGCCAGGCTTGGTCACGCGCAGCTTCTGCCGGATAATGAACTCGTAGTGCGCGAAAAACTCGGCGTCGTTCACCGAATTGCCGAGGTCGCACTCACTTTCCGAATAGACGAACAGATCGCCAAACGGTGGCGAATAGACGGAGAACCCGATCGACGCATCAGGCAATTGTGCCAGCACGTCGCAGCTATCGCCGTTGATGGCGGTCCATCGTTGTCCGTGGGCCGCGTTCAAGCATGTAACGTCACTCATGCGGCCGATCCCCTCATCAACCATTCTTCAGTGCTTTCCCGCTGCACGAGGAACCCGCCGAATGCGTCCTCGTGTGCCAGCCACACGCCATGAGTGCGGCAGAGTTTGACGATATCCGCCATCAGTGCCGTCGCCACTTCCTGCGACACAGGATCGGGCTTCGGCGGCGGATCGCCCTTATCCACTCGATACGGATTGGGCTTGATTGCGTCCTGTAGCCATTGCGGAACGGGAACCTTTACGCTGCGGTCAACCATACCGGCAACCTCGCTTTATGTGTCGGAACATACGGAATTTTCGTCTCAGTCGTAACGCCGCGTGCCCGCGCCATGGCCGCAGCCATCGCGCGTTTCATTGTGGCGTGGTCGCCGGCCTTCCGATCGATCACGCGGCCGATTTGATCCTCGCCCTCGGCAACGATCAGATGCACGTCAACGGGCCGCGTCTGGCCAAACCGCCAGCACCGCCGCACGGCCTGATACCAAGCCTCATAGGAGAATGACCGGCCCACGAACGCCACGCGGGCAGCGTGCTGCCAATTCATGCCCATGCCGCACACAGATGGCTTAGAAATCAACACCCTCGTGGCGCCCTCGGAAAACGCCGCCAGCGCGGATTCCTTGCGATCTGGCGTATGCGATCCGCGAACTTCGACTGCCTCGGGAATACGCTTGGCTAGCGCGTCGGCTTCGTAATCGGTATCGCACCAGACAATCCACGGCTCTTCGGATTGCTCATGCACCAACGCAGCTACGGCATCCGCCCGCGCGTCGGCTGTTTGCCGCTTCACGTCATGAATATTCGTTGCGCTCAGGTCGGAAAGAAACAGAGCGCCAGCCGGCGCGCGAATATCTCCGGCCGCCTTGTGTCGGATGGTCCGCAGTTCTGGTAGCACAAAACGCGAGCCGTCAAACCCTAGATCGTCTGGCGTTTCCGCGCATCTGGCCCAACTAGCCATCCAGTCCCAAAACAATGCCTCCGCATGGCCTTTGATGCGGTAACGGCCCATCTGCGTTTGATCTGACACAAACCAACGGGCAAGCATTTCGTTGCTGGCCATAATGCCCAAAAACTCGGCGTGCTGGCCCAACTCCATATGATCGTTCGGGGCTGGCGTGGCCGTGCTGGCCAGTTTAAACCTATGGCCATGGAACGCCGCAATCAGGGCCCGAGTTGTGGCGCCGGTGAACGACTTGAGGATGCTGCTTTCGTCAAGCGATACAGCGCCGAATTGAACGGTATCAAGTGCGGCAAGGCGGTCGTAATTGCAGACATTGATGCCGTCGCGCGCCTCATCTTGGTGGCGGATCACGCGCACGTCGTAACCCAGCGATAAGCCCTCACGCTCAATCTGCCGGGCCACAGCAAGCGGTGTCAGGAGTAGCGCCCGGCCGTTGCTGGCCTCGGCGGCTTGGCGGCACCATTCAAGCTGGATGCGCGTCTTACCCAGTCCGGTATCAAGGAACATGGCGGCGCGGCCTTGGCGCAGCGCAAACCGCACGCATTCCGCCTGGTAGTCGAATAGATGCGCAGGCATCTCGCCGGGCTCGATCCCAACAGCTTGGGGGCGGGGTGCCTTGCCGGCAAGAAATGCGGCATATTCAGGGTGCAGCATCAATAGAAACTCCCGCCAGCGCGCTTCTCGTCCTCAATCAGCCGTTGCAGATACACGGCGAGGTCTAGCGCTTCCTCCTTGGCGTGTTGCAGCCATTCCAGCCGGGACAGGGGGTTGTCGGTGACGGTCACGCCGTATTTCGTCATCCCGACGGCAGCGCGGGCTTGGAGTTCAGCTTGCAGCGCGGGGGTTATGGTGTCGGTCATCAATCCTTGTTCCCCTTGCAAGGCCCGCACATGCGGATGTACTTGGTCGGGGCCACGAACCCACGGCCGCAGCACAGGCAGTTGCGCGCCACGCGGGGCGATGCCTCCATGCGGTTCTTCAGACGCTCCATGGCCTTCTTCGACCGATCCACGTCGTCAGACGGCATGCGGGGGCCGGTGCGGGGCGGCAGCTTCAGGCCATACGCCTTCTTCGCGCATGCGCTCTGTGTGCGCCCCGTCGCCAGCGACACGGCCAGAATATCGGGCCAGAGTTCCCGAAGCGCCGCGATCTGAGCGTCTGTCCATTCGTGCGACTGTTTTGCGCGTGGCGCCGGGCGCTTCCCCAGCCCAATCAGCCGGGCCATACGAATTAGCGCTTCGTGCGTGCGGCCCACGACGCGCGGGAGGTCCGCCATCGGGATAGTTGGATCAGCCCACGCCGCGCGGAGACGGTCGTAGCAATCTGGCGTCCAGCGGACTTCAACCAGGTGGCGGGATGACGGGCCTACAATGGTGGTCTGTGTGTGCATGCTCATCGCCGCACCACCCTCGGCGGCAGAGGATTGGCCATCAGCCACCGCTGCACCTTCCGCCACGCCGCGTCGGCAGGCCGAATGCACAGAACGAAGCCGTCCGACACCCGGCGCTGCATCACGACGATATCGCCGCGCTCGGACGATCGGCGCAGGCTGGCGCCGTCGTATCCGTGCTCGAATGACCAGCTAAACAGGCCGGCGCTGTGCGCTACCACGGTCCATTCACTTTCCATCAGACGGGGCCTCATACATGTCAGGGCGGATCACGTGCCGCGCCAGGCCCGTAACTGCCGACACCGCCGGCACACGTTTGGCCGGCACCTCGTCCCACTCGCACACAGACGAATGTCGAATGCCCAGTTGACGGGCCAGCGCGACAGGCCCCCCGGCGGCGTTTATGATGTCACGAATGTTCATGCCCGTGAGCGTAGGATATGCCGACGCGCGGCGCAACGGGAGAATGCGTATCAAAAATAAATCTCGTGAACGTCGGATTTTCCGACCAAAGCGCTTGCGTTGTCGCGTCGGCCCTGCCTACGATGTGGCACCAGACAGGAGGGAGACATCGATGACAACCGACGCGCCGCTGGATATTCCACATATCCTTCAAGAACATTGGAAGTGGCGCATGGGCGAAGGTGGCGCTTGCGCCAATCTGGCCGGCGCCAGTCTGGCCGACGCCAATCTGGCCGGCGCCAGTCTGGCCGACGCCAATCTGGCCGACGCCAATCTGACCGGCGCCAATCTGACCGGCGCCAATCTGGCCGGCGCCAATCTGGCCCGCGCCAATCTGACCGGCGCCAATCTGACCGGCGCCAATCTGGCCGGCGCCAATCTGGCCCGCGCCAATCTGACCGGCGCCAATCTGACCGGCGCCAATCTGGCCGGCGCCAATCTGACCGGCGCCAATCTGGCCCGCGCCTATCTGGCCGACGCCAATCTGGCCGACGCCAATCTGACCGGCGCCAATCTGACCGGCGCCAATCTGGCCGGCGCCAATCTGGCCGGCGCCAATCTGACCGGCGCCAATCTGGCCCGCGCCTATCTGGCCTCACAGCACATCATCGACGGTGGCAAGCGCCGCGACGGATACCGTTTCGTTGGTTGGGTCAAAGCCGGCGCGCTTATGATCCGCGCTGGCTGCCGCAACATGACGTTGGCGGAGTATCGCGACCACAACGCCAAACGTGGCGACGTGCAGATGCGCGACGAAACCGCATCCATTTTGGATCACATCGAACGTGTGGCGCGGGTGCGCGGTTTGATTGTGGAGGCTGCACGATGAGTAATTTCCCCGACAATTTCGACAGCCGTGCCTACGCCGCCGCCTACGAGCGCCCGATTGTCGCCGTAGAGCCGCCGCTGTATGCCGCCACGCCGGCCGATATCTTTGCCATGCAAAAGGCCCGCGCGTGGCTGGTGGTGTCGCTGACGAGCCTGCGTGAAAACCCGTGGGAGTTCGATAGCACCGAAATCCCGCCGCACGCGTTTCTAGTGGCGGATGCCGAGGCGTTTCTTGAGCAGATGGACAAGGCGCTTGAGCAGGCGCGCGCTTCGCGGGAGGCGTGGTGATGGCCCCCACCTACATGCTCGCCTACACCGCCGATGACGTGGCCGAGGCCGAACGCGACCTCGCCATGTTGATCGAGGAACACGCCGAGGAAACGGATGCAAAATGGGCTGACGTGCTTGCCGACCACATCGCATCGGATGCGCGCTGGCTGGCCGAGATGATCGAGGTTGTATCGCCGCCGCTGCCGTTAGTTATGCCGTTGGGGCTGCCGGCGCCGGGGCCTGTGTGGGGGGTGGGACGGTGAACCACATCAACACCCTACACGCCGTCGCCAGCCCCACCCTGCGCGCGATTATGGATGACCGCCAGCCCGCCGCGATCCGGCTGCGGCAGGTGGCCGCACAGATGCACGGGAAGATCGAGGCGGGCAACCTGCGGCGCCTGCCCGCGTGCGAACTCGTGGAGATGCGCGCGATTGTTTTCGCGCTGCATGACGTGGCCGACAAAATGCTTGAAATCCCCGAGCCGCCGCCAATGCGCGCCAGGCGCCGTTGGTGGTGGGGGAAGTAGCCGCGCCGCTACGCTTCGCTGCGCAGCGCATCGCAACGCGACACAACTCAACGCAACGATTCGTTCGTGCCTTTCAGCACACTCCGCTGCTCATTACCTCGCTACTCGCCACAGTGCCGCGCGTCGCTGCGCAGCGCAACGCCACTCAACACACCGCAAGGAACCACACATGAACACCAGCATCGCTACCGTGAAGATCATCGGCATCACGCCGCTTTCGCAGTCACGCCAGCACGACGAACCGAAGCTGGAGGGCGAACGCCCCGACGACTACGACAAGCGCACCTGGCGCGAGAAGCTGAACGTGGCCGAGCGCGAGGGCAAGCAGACCGTCGTGATCCCCGCCCATGGGCTGCACCAGGCTATTGCCAGTGCCGCCAAGTATTCCAAGCGCCAGATTCCCGGCCAGGGCAAGGCAACATGGACCGCCAAGTTCACCGCCGGCATTACGCTGCTGGAAGACCCCGCGCTGAATATCGACCCCGCCACGGTCGGCGCAGTGACCATCAGCGCCAATGCAGACGGCATCCGGGGCTCCGGCAAGCGAGTGCCGCGCAAGTTCCCGGTTATGTCGGAATGGTCGGCAACTTTCGATGTGATCGTGCTGGACCCGATCATTACCAAGGATGTATTCTCGGAAATGCTTACCATGGCCGGGATGTTCATTGGCATTGGCCGCTTCCGCCCCGAGAAGGGCGGCACCAATGGCCGCTTCAAGATTGCAAGCATTGAGTGGACGGATAACCGCCAACTTGCAGCGTAGTTACAGCGCGTCTCAACGCATCTTTCCGCATCGCTTCGCGACTTCGCGCCACGTTACGCGCCGCCACTCCTTGCAGCGCCCAGCAACGCAACGATTCGTTTGTCACCCGTTTCCCGCGC